TTCTATTTCTTCTGGTGTTTTTGGTTTACCTTTAGGAGATGGAAATTGTTTCATTATCTCTTGTGGATCATCAAATGTTTTATCTGCTCCTTCAGGATCATTATTAATTAAAACAATATTATCTCCAAACTCTTTTTTATAGATCTCCATATTTTGTGCTACTCCTTTCCAGGTATGTAAAATAGCACTAGGTGGTAAACTTCTATCTCTACCTTTGTTTCTCATTAATGAAGTAATAGGAGAAACATAAATTAAAATCATAAATGTTTCATATCCTAGATCTTCAAATTGTTTTTTCTTCTTAAGAATAGGATTAGAAGCTGCTCCTGTTCCATCAATTATAACATTAGTTAAAGATTCTCTTGCTTTATCTAATTTAGCTGATGTAGTTTTTCTTGCTTGACCCATTAACTTTGCTGCTTGTGAAAGTTCTTCAGGTGACATATCTGAAAATCTACTTTTACCTATTTCTTTCTTTAAAAGCTCTTCAAATTCATCATCTATATTAATAGTAGTAAATCCTTGTATTCCTAATTTATTTAAAATATACGATTTACCGGATCCAGCAGGTCCTGCCATGAAGATAGCTTTAGGTTTATCTTTATTTTCTTTTATGTTTGATTTTTTATAATCATCCATATTTTTGTCCGATACCTCTTTACCGTCTTCTTTAACAGGAGAATAGGCAGAACCAAAAGGTACTGCTGTTGGATTCTTTTGATGCTTTTTCTGAGCTTTAGGATCTATATTTTCAAAGATTTCTGGATTATCGTAACCGAATTCTTTAACTAATTGACCGGCTACTGCATTAGCTTCGTCTTCAATAGGTCCGCCAATATCTTGTGGCATATTATTTAAATCAATATCACCATTTTCAAGTTGTTGATGGTGTACTAATTCGTGTGCTATACTTCTTAAAATATCAGCCATTAATCTATCCTTCACATATACATCTATAGAATTATCTACTAGATTATATTGAGCTAAAGTTTGTAGTTTATCCCTATTACTATGTAAAGATACGAAAAAATTATCAGAAATACCAAGTTTTTTACAACAAAAATCTAAAAAATTATCTAAAATATTGTTATCAATACTTTTTTTTAATGATATTTTTTCCTCTGCTTGCATTTTATCATTAATCTCTTTTGTGAGATTTTGCATATAGTTGGGTGGATAAGAATTATAAATACCATCTACTATTAATTTATCTCCCTCTCTAATTACTTCTACAGTTGGTGGAATAACATTAGAAATGTGATTTTTATAATATTCAACTCTATCAAAACTTAAAGGAAAATCTTCGCTTATTTGTTTAGATTCTTGAATAGGTGGTAAGGATAAGGAAGGTAAATATTTTTTCCAGAGAGCAATGATTTCTTTACGATCCTCTTTAGATAATTGTACTTTATCAAAGTAGTCTTTAATTACATCTTTTAGAGGTTGTTTTACTTTTTTAGCTTTAAAGTACATTCCTTGCAGCATTGCAGGAATTTCATCCTCTAACTTATAATATTCTTTATCTGGTAGTAATTTTGCTTTTATAAGAGCTCTTAATGCTCTATTATCTTCCATTTCTTTACTATAAACAACATTATATCCTCTTTGAGATAAATGTTCTATTTCGTGTCTAACTACATCTTTAAGATCCATTGAGATAGTAGACCACATATTGGGTAAATCTCTTGGATCTACTTGGAATATTACAGTAAGCTCTCCTTGAATATCTTCATCTCCTTCTTCTGCCCCTCCATCTACACTATAAATACCTTCTTCTGTTTCTTTGAATACAATTTTTGCTTGAAGTTCAAAATCCATATCACGGCCTTTTTTATCTTGCAACTCATATTCATTCTGATAGATAAATTCTTCTTGATCAGGATATTTATCATGAAATTCTTTCCAAGCATTAAATATATCGCTAGAAACTTTTGTAGTAATAGAATCATAAACACCTTCACTAAGGAAATTTACCATTTTATCTACTTCTTCTTTAATAGTTTTGTACTGAGAAGGGTATTTTGTACGTAAATGTGTGCGATATTTATTAAAAGCATCTTTAACTTTATCAACTAACTCAGGAAACTTCTGATCATTTGATACTTGTTTAGCTGTTTGTAGTTGTTTAAATGAAAGATAAGCTGATTTTAGTTTATCAAAAGAATCTTTAAATGAAGGAAGATTAATAACATCGTGGGTTACACCTCCTGTTTCTTTATTTATATCAGTTGTTTTATAATAACGAGTTAATTCATCATTAAAGTAATCATTTTCTAAATCAACTTCACCGTAATTTTTTTCAATATCTTTTATAAAGAGAGGATCCATATCAGCTGCTTTTTTAGCTTCCATAATCTCTCTAGAATATTGAGAAATACCATAAGGATCTTTTCCTAGTTTAGGATCAAACCCTTCTTTAGCACTATGCATGTTAATAAACCAATTTGCTTGTGATTTATCATGAGCAGTAGCCCCTTTTCTATTTTTAAATTTCTTAGCCTTTTCTATAGTAACAGGTCCACCATAAGCTTTTGTAATTTTTGCTTTAAATGTACCAGGAGCTCCTTTTTTTGTAGTTCGTGTTGTATCTTCATTAACTCCTAAAGCTATATTTGTTACTATTTCTAAATCTTCATCAGATAATTCATCCGGAAAAAAGCTAGCTAATTCATCAGGATTAGCATTTCTTAACTGAGTAGCAGAAATACCACCTTGATCTCTAACAACATCTAACTGTAGATTATCATACTTGTGATATGATGTAAGTCTACCTAATAATTCTTTATCGTCTTCTTCTCCTCTAGATCCTGCTGCAAAAATTACATTTTTATCTGGATTTTCTTTAGCTGAACTATATACATCACTAATAGGTATTTGTGATTGTCTTACTGATACTTTTGGACTTAAATATTTTTTATAAATTTTCCAAATATCTAATGCATCTTGTTGTGTAATACCACCTCTATCTTTACTACCAACAAAGATGTTATATACTTCTGCATCAGGATATTTTTCAATCATCCTTTTGATTACATTAAAATGTCCTTTATGTGGTGGTTTAAATCCTCCACCATAAGAAACTATCGTTCCTTTTTCATCCATAATGGACTCTACTAAAAATTGAGAAAGACTATTCACTTTGTTTTATTACAGTATTTAATTTTTTCATTAATGGTTCTGGTTTAGGATTTTCTATATCAAAAAGCTTCTTAACACATTTGTAGATTTCTATATTATCTTCAAATGAGCGTTTACTTTCAATAATCTCCCATCCTTTCCCTTGAAACTTATCTTTCCTAGGACCTCTCTTACTGGATTTTAACCATAAGATACCAGTTCTATGAATTTCTTTACCATAACACTCTTCATACATTTCTTTATAAATAGCTGTTTGTAGTTCGTAAGTAGATGCAATCGTATTAGATGTCTTAATATCAAGTATCCATCTCTCTCCATTAATTTCTACTACTAAATCACAGGTTCCGGCTACTTTCATCTTATCTGTAAATAAAAATACCTCTGTTTCTATTAGAGTAGGCTTAAAAGTTTCCCAAAATTCAACAAATCTTAAGAACATTTCCCATACTAATGGTTCATATAAAGGAGTTGAAAACTCAGCAAAGTATCTTATTTCTTCACCTTTTAAGTATCTTTCACATAGATCATGCACTTGAGTACCTTGCTCTCCAGCTTTTTTAACGATATAATCGGCAGAGTATCCAACTCTTTTTAACCAATCTTCAAAATGCTTTCCTTTTGGATAACATCCTAAAACATAAGTAACTGATGGATAATATTCACCATTTCTTTGATAAAACCGAGAATCCTTTAAAGTAATTTGCTTGTGATCGTCGGAAATTTCTAATAATCTATTATAAGATTTTTTTAAAATACTCATATGAGTTGTAGTTTGTAAGACATAAACGAATATTCGTCTATTGGCTGGGTTTGTTGTAGAATTTCTACAAATTTATCGAATCCTAAGTCTGAGGGATCGTTTTCTGTTGTATCGACAATATAGACTTCTTTACCTTGCTTTAGTAAGTATTCGCTATATTTTAATGTTTTTTTAATTGCATCATTATCTAATGCTAAATAAATTTTATCTACTTGAGAGGAGATAAGTTTTTTCATTAAAGCATTATTAATTGATTTACCTAATAATGGTATTGCGTTTCTTTTTATAGCCATCATATCAAATGCTCCTTCACACAATATAATTGGAATATTCCAGTTAATATAGTATTCAAATGGTATAATATCTCTTGTAACTGTAGGATTTTTATATTTTAATGATGACCATTCTTCAAAGCTTCTACCAATAAAATAATTCAAATTACCATCTTTATCATAAGAAGGAATAATTATTCTATTTTGAAATTTACCTGTTGTGCAGTAACCAATATTATATCTTTCAATATCTTTTTCGGTTATTCCTCTCTGTTTTAAATAAGCTAGAGCACGTCTTGATTCAAAAGAACTATCAAATTTTTTAAACTCTTTAGGTAGCTCTATTTTACTTTCTATATCATTGTTAATCTTTGTTGTCTGTACCTTAACATACTTAGATAATTCAATAACTTGTTCTTGGGAAGCTTTTAATCTACGAAAGAGTTTCAAAAGAGATTTACCACTAAAGTCATCTCCGCATACCCAGCATTGATAACTCTGAAAGTGTTTAGATTCTTGATCTAAGTTAACTTCTAATTTATTCTTACGATGCTTACATTTAGGACACTTATAAGAATAATTACCACCAGATGTATTGCGTGAGGGACCTAGTACTGAATTCAGTAGATTAACTAATAATTGATTTACTCTCATTTTCTCTTATAAAATCTTTTCGGTAGAATTTACCTAGAAGATTATCATTAAGATACGAACTTTCTTCCAGAACTTCAAACATCATTTGATATTTTAGTTCATTATATGTTAAAATTTTCTTAGTAAAACAAATTAAAAGTATTTCTCTACGTAATTCATCATACCTATTTTCTTTTCTTATTTCTTTTAAGAAGGTATGTGAGCCAGTATATTTTAACCAGTCAGATTCTTTTTCTACTTTTCTCCATCTCTTCTGTCCTTTAAGTGGAGGTAGCTTTCTTATAAAATGCAACTGCTTTTTTCCTATATATTTTTTTCCTGTAGGAATATGCTCTATTTCGTATATAAAACCAAAAGCTCCTTTAGGAAAATCATTTAAGGATTCAATTTTTCCTTTTTGATAAATCCAAAACATTTTAATACATATCTAAATTAATAACTATATTTGTGTCGTTTACGTTTGATTTAGGTAGTGGTTGTGGCAATTTAGCAACTGCTATTAAATCTAAATTATTATTATACAATCCAACTGTGGTTATGTATGGATTAAACCATGAACCAGTAGTATAAGGATATACAGTACCATCTGGTTTAGATATTATAGTTGGATTTAATGAAAAATTATATTCAGCTTCGTTTAGGTTACATAGAAACTGTGTTTCGTATATTGTTTTTGTACTATCAAATGAGCAGGTTAAGTTTTGTCTTGAAAAAGATTCGCTTATACCTTGAGTATCGGGTGGGAATGATCCTGTTGAAAGTAATTTATATGTAAAAACAATTACACCATGTTCGTAAATTATATTTCCTACATGAGTTATACCTGTGTTTTGTGTTGTAAAAATATTACCTTGCTTATCGTCTGTAAATCTATGGACTCCATCGTTAAATATAAATGAGCCTGGTTTTATATACTCACCGAATAAGCTTCTTGGTATTGTTAATACACCGATATTTGTTCCACCATCAGGTAGTAGTTCTCTAGATTGTGTTAGAGTATTTGTTAGGTAATTGTAATTATTTGTAGTTTGCCTTATTCCTGTTATGGTTCCGTCGTTATTAAAAGATGCAGTAGCGGCAGTATCTCCGTATGATTGAGATAGGTAATTACTATAATATAAGTGTTCTATAGATTCGTATACTAAATCTTGAAATTGATTATTGTATAGACCTGTTGTACTAAAACTAGAGCTATTAAATAGTGATTGAGTTGGTAGTGTTCCTATAAGCAAATCTATATTAACATTAGAGCTACTAAAGTTATTCTTTCCTTGAAAAGTAAAGCTTTTATTTACCTCAAAGGGTGTAACAATAGTGTCTGCAGTAGTAAGTTGCTTGTAAACACTCATAAATATTTTAATATAATTAGATTAAAAATCTAATTTAACTCTAATTAATGCTTCTTTCGTAAAGTCTTTGAGTAGTGGTCTAGATAATTTTGATACTGCTAATAATTCATTAGCATCATTATACATTCCTACTGTTGTTATATAAACTTGAGGTTGATTAATAAAGTTATCATAAATTACTTCACCCGTAGATCCTGAAATAAATGATGGATTTTCTGAATAATTAAATTCACTATTTCTTAGTCTTACAAAAACATAATCTGAGGATACTGTTTCTTCTGCATTAGCTGAGAATGAACCACCTAATTTAATAGCATTATAAAGTTTATCTAAATTTTCTCCTGGTGAGTCATAGCTTCGAGAAGCTTCTAAATTTATTGATTGAGATAGTGCTAAAGGATTTAATAATATTGTTGCAATATCGGGTAAAAATAGTCCATATGATCCACTTCCTGCTACATATCCGTTTCCAGTATCGTATGCTTCACCATTACTACCTGATATAAGCTGAAATGCTCTTTGTGCTCCAATAAATGTATTAACTAATACTTCTTTTGAATCATCGGTTAGTTTTATTAATCCAAATCCTCCTGATCCACTTAGTTGTAGATTAAGGGTACCTGGCATTAACTTTTCCTTATATCTTGTTCTTTCTACTGAAATAGCATAGAAATGTGAACCTGTTACTACATTAGTTCCGCTACCAAATACAAAATTAGAATTTTCATCTTCTAATACTAGGGATCTATATTGTCCGTATGTTGATAGGGTTGGTGATTTAAAAGGAACTAAATCATTAAAAAATGTACTACCGCTACCTAAATTATCACAATAAACAATATCAAATTGAACTGAAGCAGAAGTTGATAGTGTGGGGTCTCCATCATATACACTATAATAATAATCTCCTGAAGATCCTGCTTTTTGAACTGATGATGTAAAGAAGGAGGTTAGTGTTGGTCTATTTTCTGACCATGCAGCAGTGGTTATACTATCACTACTTACTACAATATCTTGAGCGTCAAATCTTTTAAAACTCATTTTATACTTTTTCTATTGTTAATGGAATGGTTAATCTAGCTCCTGAGTCAATTCCTACAAATGTTAAAGTTGATCTAATTAAAGAACCAGCTTGAGCGTTTGATCCGAATAAGGTATTGATTGTTGTTCCTCGTAAATTAATTTGCGTACCAATAATAGTTCTTGATATATTTGTACCAAGTGTTTGATTGATAGGTTGGTTTTGGCTTTGTGCCGCTGCAGTGTTTACTCCTGTTCCGCTAAACGTACTTAATAATCTAACATCTGCAATTGTACAAGTATATCCACTTGTTTCGTTAATTTGTTGATTACCAAGATAATTTAATGTTTGAGGTGTTACTGCAAGAGATGCTCCTTGCTTTAATGTAATTGCAGAGTATCCAAGATCAAGAACTGGTAACTTAGCTGTACCTCTTGGTAGGGTTACTAGTTTGTATTTCATGATCTGAGTTTCCTGTGGGAAAGCTTCTAGTAATGGTAGATTTTCTATTGCTTCACCATAATAGGTGGATCCTGATGGATGTGTTGGATTATATAGAGTATAATCTATTTCGTCATCTGATACAGCAAATTGAGTAATTCTAAATGATCCGTCGTTACGAGCTAAAAGCTCTCTACCTTTTTTTGTTAATATTGCGTCTACGGTAATGACTTGGTTGTTTAAGTAACCCATTCTTTATGTTTTATTATTATAAATATATTATGTTATGAAATAGTCCCATTTTGAATTAATGTTGAAATTATTTCATTTGTTTCGGTTTGCAGTTTATTATTATTAGTTATGTTTTTAATAATACCACTTGTTGTACCAAATCCAGTACTTGGTGGATTAACGTCAATAATTACTGATGATCCATCTGGAACGTATCGTCTTATTAAAAATTTATCTAAGTTTATTCCATCCACTATGGGAGGTTGAATATCTACTAATATATTTCCTGCTTCTGCACCAGTATTAATTGTTGTTACTTTACTTACAGTATGTACTTTAGTTTCAGTTCCTAAAAATCTAAATTGATCTCCTCGTTTAATTGTAAATGGAGTATTAATTGGTTTAAATGTAGATCCTGGATATTGAATTTGTTTTGAAGTATTATAATATTGCGCAAGATCTTGAGATGATGTTAATTGTGTACTATTTGGCCATGCACTTCCTGTTCTCCAAAATGAACCTGTGATTTCAACCTGTGGTAACTCTTCAGGTTCACCATAGAAATTGACGTTACCTAGATCAATATTACCTAATGCATTGTGTTGTACTTCTATTCTAACGCTATCTCCTGCCTGTGGAAAGATGTATGGTGTTACTATTTCGGGCACTGCTAGCGGATCTCCGGCTAATACACTACCATCGTTAAATATTTTAGAGGTTTGATTTGGTAGTGATGCATAGCCTATAGTAGCGTCTTGACCTATACTTGGTCTAATATGTTTTATTATAATAATACCTGCTTGAGCGCCTTGTGGTACATTAAATACATCGGTAGTATTTAGTAGATTAAATTGTAACCTAAACCTTATTGGTGTTAGATTAAATTGCTCTCCTGTTGTATTTTCCCATGTGGATATATTTGCATTATATAATCCTGCTGGGTCGTATCCTTCATTGGATGCTGTTACAATAAATTCAGCAGCTCCTATATTAGTATTGTACGATTTATTGGGAAAATATCCTGCTTGAAAACTATAATTAACATCCAATCCACTAGGATTAGTAAATGAAATAGATTCAGAAAATTCATTACCAATATCAGGATCAAAGATGGAAGCTACTTGAGTTGTTAAAATTGGATCCACTCTTCTTGCACCTCTAATAACTTTTGCAGGTGTATTAAATACATCTAAGTTAATACCTGCAGCAGCATTAGTAGGAAAGTTACCTCCATCTGTTTGAAAGCTATCATTTAATGTTATGTCTACTAAATTGTTTGATTCATAAGTACCTTCAACATTAAAAAATGCAGGTGTATTTAATAGTGGTTTTTGAGTAGCTCCTGTTTGATCAATATTATATTGTAGTTTTACTTGAGTTGCTTTTTCTAATTCTGGAGAGGTTGGTACTAACAGTTTAAAGTATCCAAAATTAGGATATAGCTGCTCAATAACAGGGTCACTTCCATAAGATTTATCTCCTGGCCAAAATGTACCATCAGATAGAATAAAGGTGTTAGGTGGAGTAAAGTTGTTTAGTACTGCAGCGCTTAATTTTACACCATTATATCTTATATTACTCCAAGATTTAGAAGTATAATTAGAATCAGGAATCTCTGCTTTTACAGCAGTCCTGTTAAGAATACCAATTAAATTAACAGGTAAAACTGTACCTGTACTATAGTCAACATCTATAAAAACAGTTGATTTTCTAATATCAACAGCATTATTTAGGAGTGGTTGGCAATCAAATTCATGTTCAAATACATTAAACTGATCTTCTAATCCTAAATATGGTTCGTATGATTTTAATATACCGACAGGATTACTATCAGTAACTGATGATGTATTTATTCTGAAGGTTGCATTATTAAATTCATATGATGCACTTAGAGTTCTTGATATATTGGGATGCTCTACAGTTGCTTTTAATTTTAGTGGGACACCGCCTATCATACCTTTATTTATGATATAATTTGATGATCCTGTTAATTCAAGACTACCAGAGAACACTTGATCGTTTCCATCAGATAGAAATGGAACTTGAACGAATGTTCCTATTCCATATTGTAATCCGTCTACTTCTAAGCGTATTTTAGCTGCAGTATTATCTACAGAGTAGGATGAAAAGCTGGCTGTATAGTCAACTGATGCGGTTACTATAGCTTGTCGGTTTGGAGTATATGGGGTATTATATATTCCTGTTGAGGGATCAAAAAGGTTATGTGGGTCGTTTTCTGTTTCAAAGGAGCTGATTATTACTTCTTGGATTTTTGCACCTCCATTTATAAATCCTGATAATATATTAGGAGCGGATCCACTTCCATTGGTTGCTTCAAAATTAATCTCTCTGTAGTTATTTTGATTTAAGGATATTATAGGATTATTTGTACTATAATCAAAGCTATCAAAAAGTATATTTTCTCTTGTAACGTTTATACTGCGTTCATTTCCTTCTAATTGAAAAGCAAATCTAGTTGCTGGATTTAAAATATCAAAAAGATCTTTTCCTGATTTATCGTATCTGGATATTTTTATTCTTGTTATTCTATCAGCTCCATTTGATGCTAAATATAACTCCCCACTAGCTGGTTGTGTTCTAGTATCAGTAAACTGTTGAAGTGAACTTGTGGTTGTATAATTATATACGAAAGTATCAAAGTTACTTAGTGTGGGTTCTTCTGCAAATATATTTAAGTATTGTAGACAGTGTGGATTTAGTGACTGAGTGGTGATAGTAATATTTGATCCACTTAATTCCCCGTTATAGAATTCTTCTTGAGTATCATGGATTTTGGAGATACTACCAGATGGGGTTATAATAGTTTCTGTATATGATTGTGTAATATTAAATCTATTTGTTAGACCGTTATATTCTTCAAACATTCCACCTGTACCTCCACTAAATACTTGTATAGATGATCCAGTAATAAATCCTCTTGGTTGTGATTTAAAGGATCCTGTATATGTAACGTCACTGAAGGACATTAATGGTTCAGGATATTTTTGTCTTTCTAGTAAGTGTTGTTTTATTATAATTCCTGTAGCTGCAGTATTCCTGGCAGGAATTAAATCTTTTATCATTTTAAATAAAGAATTATCATATTGCTTTATTAATTTGATAAAATCATTTAGGTCATAATTTTTTATATATTTTTCAAAATAAAAATCTCTTAATTTATCTAAATTAGGATATTCATTTTTTCTATCATATGTATCTCTTGGATCTCCAATATATTCTCCTATATTCCAAGCACCTAATTCAGCAATAATATCATCATTAATCTCATTACTTGGTGAGTATCCTACTTCTATATAATTTATTCCCTCTGTATATGATTTAGAGGTATAGGTATTTTGTTGCAATCTTCTGAATGGAGATAAGGTATCACCAGATGGGAATTCTAAGTTTTCTACTCGAATTCTGTCGCTAACTCTATTTTTTATACCTACTATAGGTTGATTAAGGAAGTGAGTTTCGTTATTAGAAACATAGCTTGCACTAACAGTATAATTAGAGTTAGTTCCTCCAAAGGAGGATGTTGTTGTTAGTGTTCCTGCTACTTTAGGGTGAATTGATTGAAATACTTGTTCTTGATAGCCAATAGGATTAATATCCTCTCCTTCTCTAGTTCTAAATGCGAGGGATTCTCTTGCTGAATCTGATCCTGAAATTGAATTACCCTCTATAGATTGAGGATTCATCACATGATTTTTCCATTTTTCTGGATCAAGCAATGTTGTCCAGTATCTTATTTCTTGAACAGATCCTGTAAAATGTTGGTAGCCTCCAGCATACCCAGGTCCTGCATTAACATAAGCGTCGTTTTTAGGTTCTGTCCAGTGAACATCGTCAGAAGCTGTAGTTAGTGTAAAGGAGGCTGAGTCAAAAAATCCTAGTTTAGTTCCATCATCACCATGATATATGTTGTTTGCTGCATATAGTTCAAAAGATGCTGAAGGATTGGATCCTGAATCGTAGTGTATCATTACTGACCACCAATCTTGATTTAGGAAGGGTAGGTTTACACTTGCTGTATAGAATGATGTGGAGGCAGAATTTGGTAGTTGTAGTATTAGGTCTGCATACTCGTTAAGTGGGTCTATTCTGCTAGCTGAATAGGATGATGTATATGATCCAGAGCCGTTGTAGTGTAGTAGGAGTTCTACTCCGTCGAAGAGGGGATCGTCGGTTACATGGAATATTGATTGTGTAATATTTGGATGTAGTGGTAGAGTGTCGGGATTTAGGTCGGATTTAAATCTTAACTCTACTGTCCTTGGAACGGATGGTGTAATTCCCCATGAACTGTTTAAAAACCATTTAGTAACTATAGATCCTGTAGGATTATTATCAACGTTTGTTGATATTGCTTTATTATAAATTGGTTTATAAAAATCCCAATCATTTATAGCGGATTTATCTTTAGCTCCAAATTCACTTACTTGAAGTAGAGTGTCAGGTACTCCATATGCGTTACCTAATGCTCTTATACTTGCTTTTGTTCCTTTTGCTTTAGATAGGAATGGATGGTTGTGATATATTCTCTTATATACTCTTTTATTAATATCATCTAATGGTATTGGATCTGCTGATGATGTAATAAAGTTTAGTGCAACTGAGCTTCCGGTTGGTAGTAATCCATATACTCCTCCACCATAAACTGCTAAATTATAATAAAGTGGATAAAATAATGAAACACTAGCTAAGCCTCCTGCTGATGTTCCGTCATATCCAAAGAAGGCATTGTAAAGATCTGTAGAGGAGTAATTATTATTATAAATTTTATATCCAAAATCTCTTAAGGCATCTGCTACAATATCCTTTGATATACCAAAGTTTATCCTGTTATCTGCATCTAGTTTATTTGTTATATCTTTTGTGTAGCTCCAAATAGTATCGTAATACTGTCCTATCATAGCAACATAGGTATCGTATTGCTGATTTTGTGGATCCATTCTAATGAATTCAGGTATAGAATACATTAGATTATTTCTATTTTGACTATCATAGTCGGATGCTGATAGTAGTAATCCACCGTAGTATTGTGATGTATCATCGTAGGATCCGATCCATTCTCTAACAGCAATACTTCCGGTTAAATTATTTAGGTATGGTTTTGTATTTGTTAGTTTTGGCCATGCGTATGATCCACTTTCGTAGTATAGGTATTTTTCATAACTATCAAAATTAGTTATTATATCTCTAATATTATCTTCGATTATTTGAATATTAGTATTATTACTAGGTATTGATTGTTGTGTTTGAAGTGAGCTAGAATACGATTCTATAAGAGACATTTTGTAGTAAAAATTTTCTAATCTTGTTCTAGCGTCTGAAAAGAAAATAAAATCATTAAAATCAGTAAAATCTTGATTTATTGTAATACCTGATGATGATAGGATATTATCTATATCGTATAGAGATGAGGAGTTTTGTGTACTTGTTATTGAATTAAAAGATTTATATTCTGTTCCTTTACTAAACTCATCTTTTAGTACCAGGTTTAAGTTAGGTCCTGGTAGTAATTCCTGTTGTGGGGTAGTGTCTATAATTACAGGTGGGAAATCAATTCTATAGGATATAGTGTTTGATACTCTCTCTACCACCGTTAGCTGGCTGCCTACTTGATATTGAGGTGGTAGGGGTTCGGCTAGTTTAATAAATAGTTTTGTATTGCTTGTTGTAGTATCTAGGGCTAAATTGATAGCTGGTAGTAGTTCGTTTCTACCGAAATTTATTGCAAAGTCAATAAAATATGTTGAGGTTTCTCTTTCATTAATAAAGTTAATAGTTTCACTAGCGAGTGTAAAGTCGTTAATTAAATCTGAATCAACTTGAATTTCAGTTCTCGATGGTGATATATCGGTAATATATAATACTTTTGTTGGACTTGATCCACATTTACTTTTTAAAATATTATATCTAACTAGCCATGTTCCTTCGTAGACACCTACAATATCTTCTAAATCTCTTACAGGGTTTATAGTAATATTATCAATATCTATATTGTCGGATATATTATCTTGTAAAAAATAATTATTATATTCGTAATCAATATCGTATAACACTTCATTGAGGGAATATACGGAATACTCTATGTAGGTGTTCTCGTCAAATTCAAAATTAATATTTACTGTTTGAATTCCTGCTTGATCGAGCGAACTTGTCGTATCCGATGTTGTATTAATAAGTGTTACTGTTGTTTCCGACATTACTAATTATTTAAAGAATTTAGTAGGTTTTCAGTTTTTTGTTGTTCTTGAAGAAGTTCTTCTCTCAGGTCTGTTATTTCTTGCCTTAAGGATGCTATAAGATTGGCGTTTGGATTAAAATTAATATATTCACTACTTTGCTCTATTAAGAAGCGATGTGATTGAGTGGCTCCTTCTTTTGGAATATCATAAAAAATTTCATTATAAAGGGTAAAGAATTTATTTATATCTCTACTTGTATCATCAGATAGTTTATTAAAAACGTTAGAACTATCTATATTAATTAATTCACTAAATTCAAAATCTACTCTTTTCTCAAAAGATTGTTTATTAAATTTTAATGTTGATAGTGAAATTTCCTTTTTAGAATTACCTGATGATATTCTATATAGAATTATATCATTTTCAGAATGTTCAGGACCTGACATTATAGTTCCGTCTTCCATTATATGGTAGTAACCAATATATTCAATCCCTTGAATATCAACAAATTCACCACCTTGGGTATAAAGTGAAGGAAGACGGTTTGGCATATTATATATTATTTACAACCTTAAAATATAACTTATCATCATATATATAGGTTTGATTATTAAATACTGATTTAACTAATACTTTATAATACCTTTCAGGTTCGAATCCATTCATATATAGATTAAAATAGCTGTGGTTTTGATCTCTTGATATTTGTGTGTATGTTGTATCGAAATCAATTATATATTCATTTGTATCTACATCTTGTATAGCGTAATAAGATGTTAGAGGTAGGAAGTATTTATTTAGAGTATCGTCAAGTATAGTGTTATATGCTCTAGTGGGGTATTTCTCTCGTACATCTATTTTAAACTTTACAACACTATCGGGCATTATTTCAGTTGGTTGCTCTCTTAAGGAGAGGGAGAATTCCTCGGTTACTGAGGTTATTGTTTGTTTGGTTGACCCTGAGCTAGTATTTAAAAAGTCTTTCCATTTTAATTCTAATGCTGGTGGATATATTGTATTGGTATCTACGCTAAAAAATTTAGATTGAGGTGATATTGATTGAGAGGTGTTAAATTCTACACTATTGTCAAGTTTTATTAAAAACCCATTATTTTGAATATCAGTATCAGATCCTATTGAATTAGAGCTACTATACCATGCTAATCCAATATCTGTTACACTTACGTTGATATCTTTTGAGGATCTTAGTGAAAAAGATTGTGTTACTTCTAGTTGCTTTCCATCTGCTGAGCCTGTAAACCATACTCCTCCTCCTTCACTAGTATATGTGGGATCGTATGATTGTGTAGTGTAGGGGTTACTAGCAAAGTTCCAGGAGGTACCATCTGCATAATCTCTAAATAGCCAGCTTACACCATTTGTTGTTTCGGGAGAATCAGCAAATTTTCCTGTTCCATTTTCCCATGATCCAGATACTGGATAAATGTATAATTTTGTATCTAAATTAAATCCATCAGCATATGCTATGTAGTTTCTTAAAGAAAATGCTAAAGAAGAGGTAGCACTGTTGGTTGAGATAAAATTATTAATATCTGTTTGATCGAATTGAACAACGTATCTAGCTACTTGAGGAGAAACAGTTATGTTGTTTTCGTTATATACCTCTAGCATCTCATCTATACCAGCAGATCTAGATGGGTGATATGAATATAAAGAAGCATCTTTTGTTGGAAAAAATTTATAAACGCCCACGTTTTTATAATAAATATCATAAACAAAAAAAGCGAGCATAAGCTCGCCTTTATTAATATTAGATAATAAATATCTAATTAAGTATCAGCCATCTCCTTCGATAGGCGTGTACTCTCACTCTGCATAATACACTATTTAGTGGTTAAAAAAATATTTTAATAATTTACTAAGTTTCGCATGTCATTCATAATAACATCAAACTTTTCAATGTATTCATTGATGCTGTTATAATGCTTCCCTTCTTGAACAGATTTTCTATGTACAATTGATCTTAATGCGTTGTTAAAGGTTGAAGGGTAGGAGTGAACTTTTACTACAGTTCGATCTTCACCATTAGATAGGTGGTGATCAGATGATGTTGTTGTTTCTTCACATACTAAGTATTCACCACTATTTCCTTTAACTATAAAAAATGGTTCAATTTTAGGATCAAAAATAGCTGTTTGACCTTCACAAAATTCTTCTCTTGTATTATACCTAATCATTTTTCAAAAACTTATTTTTATTAATTGCCTTTAATTTCTGCCTACGACGTCTAGTTGTCGGTTTTGTGTATTCTTTACGTTCAATAAGCTCCCTATCAAGTTTAGATCTTGATCGCTTATATTTGTACTGACGTAAAGCTTTTTCGATATCTCTATCTTTAACTCTTACAATAATCATTTAAAAAACTTTATACCTTAATATACGAACTATTATTTATATCTCCAACTATTATTTATATTTACAGTTATTTTTTCCTGTTCTATATGGAGTTGGATGAGCTGTTCCTTTAACATGAACATGTCCACATTTATAGCAACATGTTGCTTTTTCCTGTAGCATGGATTTTATTTCTTCTCTAATGGCTTGTTTGATTTGCTCTCTATTCATGTTTATAAATATCACTTACGATGTCTATGAAGTGATTGTGTATGAATATATCCAGGTTCCCATCTTATATCGCATCTACCATCAGGTTCTACTTCTAGATTGGTGTTGTACATATAAAGCGGTCCATTATAATCCTGGAATTGAGTGGTATCATATTCGTACATATTTGTAGATTCTTTTATTCTTCTAGGACCATCCCAGCTTCTAAACATTCTACAAGTAGTTCTATACCACCTTCCTTCTTTATTTTGAACTTCAGTTAACCAACATTGATTAAAATCATATATTAGTTTTCCAACATCTCCTCTTTTTTCACTCATTATCCTACCTTTATTTTTAAAATTATTGCTTTCTCAGGAATACCTGGTATCTTTTTCATAGATAAGATTTGATCTATATTTTTATTCTTCCAAGTTTTAGTTTTAGTTCTAGCGTTCTTCCTATTAGAAGTTTTAAATAATATAGAAATCGGAAGATTGCCGTAAGAGTTTGTTTTTGCCATAACCTTAATTATTAATATTTATTAAGATAAGAAAAATATATCAATTTTTCAACTTGTTTGTTATGTATTTTTTTCGTATCTTTATAATAAAGTTATTTATGGATCTGAATAGATTTTTTAAGTTTTTTAAGAATCAAGATTCTGGCTCTTTTGAGGAGCAGGAAATTGTAAATGATAATATTGAAACATTTAGAGAAGATACTCCTGTTTTTAAACTGGGGATGTTTATTCGTTTATCTGAATTTAAATTATTAAATTCTTTGAGAGGAGTTGATAATAATTCGGATGGTGATGTATTTTTTATGTTCCCTGGTATGGATATTACTGATGATAATAAACAAGAGTTTGATGTTGTTTTTAATCTTTTAAGATTTAGACATATCCAGGATTTAGATCTTAATAATGAGATGGTAATTGATAGTATCAAGCTATGGTCAGAAAAGAATTTAGAAGCTTATATTTTAGATTGTTTAGACTATTACGAATCGGTAGAAGAGTATGAAAAGTGTGGTTTTTTAAAAAAAATCCAAGATATTATACAAAATAGTTGATTTTCTGTAAAATTTTTATTATCTTCAAAATTATATTATGATATTAATTAAAATAATATTTAAAATAATTAAAAAAATATATAATATTATTAATAAAATTATTAAATTTAATAATAAGATATATGATGAGAAGATAAAAGCAATGGAATATTGTGGAAGATTATTCTTTTGATTATTTATAATAATGGCAACCTACGCACCTCAACAATTATCTGATGGAGTAATTGTTACCTCATTAACAGGTTCAACTACCACTCAGTTTTTAAACCCTAGTGGATCTGCTTATTTTTTTATAGAGCAAAATATTAGTAAAGATATTAATACTGGTTTTATTCCTGAGAACTCTACAAGCTATGCAACAGGATCGTTTTCAGATTTAGTTAAGATAACAGAAATAGGTATAGTTAAAGATAAATTTAAATTTGGTGTAGTGGTTCCGGAAGGAAACTCATCATTTGTTTTTACACCATCAGATACATCAGAAGTAGCATCAGCACTTAAGTTAAGAGGTACCGGAATGTATACAAGTAAGATGTATCCATTTGAAGATATTGTTACTGATAGTTTAATTTTTAGAGTAGATGCAATAGATTTATTTAGCTATCCAGGAGCAGGAACTACATGGACTGATGTTATTAGTGGTAGTAATGGAGAGATTAATAACGGTGCCGCATATAATACATCTGAAGGAGGATATTTTCAATTTGACGGTGTAGATGATCAGGTTGATTTTGGACAACCTGCAATACTTGAAAGTTTTCCGCTATCAATAGATTTATGGTTTTATGCCGATACTACAGATACCAAAAATGATGGTATTATTACTAAGGGAACTACTAGAGGATCTCAAAGTCAAAGAGATTTTGATATATTTGGTAATGGGACTAATTTAGTTTTTGTTATAAGTAATGGTATATCCTATATAGTTAATATTTCAAGTACTTATCCTGCTTTAGGACAATGGCATCATTTAGTTTGTATGTGGGATGGAACTACTAATGCAAATGGTGCTAAAATGTATTTAAATGGTAGTTTATTTGCTCAAGGAACAGCAACTAATACAAATTTTGCAACATCAAACGATATATTTGTGGGAGGAAATAGAGCAGGATTTTATTTTGATGGGAGAATTTCTACTGTAAAAATATATGATAAAGTTTTAAGTGCACCAGAGGCATTACAAAACTATAACGCAACAAAAGATAGATATGGACTCTAGAACTTATGTAATAATAAATACAACTGATTTAACATTACTTGATTATAGTCAATTATTAACAACCAGTATTGAAACAACAATACGTAGTGTTAGTGGAGATAAAGCAATTGTGAAATATGAAGGGGATATGCCAAGTACTATTAATTCTATAAGTAATAAAACTTTATACACTCATGAAGAGATAATGCCTATTGTTGAAAGTAGTGAGTGGAAATCACCACCAAGTGAACCCTAAAGTGGTACAGGTATGTTTACTTTGATTATTTAATAGTTGTTTTATTGAGATTTATTTCGTATATTAAGAAAAATATATTAAATGAATCTTACACCTGAACAGCTACAATCTAATTGGAATACATTTATTGATAATATTAAAAATTATATTACTGGAGATAGACAACAACAGTTAATTAATTTTTATGAAGAACGAGAAGAGGATCTTGTACTATACCCAGCTTCTCATAAGGATTCTTTTCATAACGCATTCCCAGGAGGATATGTTGATCATGTTAATCGAGTGGTAGAATGCGCTCTTAAGCTAAATAAAATTTGGCAAGAGATGGGATGCCGGACAGAAGATTATACTGAAGAGGAGTTAGTATTTTCTGCTATCAATCATGACTTAGGTAAGATTGGTGATAAGGAAAATTTAATGTATCTTCAACAGACTGATCAATGGAGACGTAAGAACCTTGGAGAACATTATAAGCATAACTCAGAAGTAGATTTTATGTCTATTCCAGATCGCTCCTTATTTTTATTACAAGATTACGGAATTAAAGTAACTCAAAATGAATATGTTTGTATCCAAACTCATGATGGACTTTATGATGATGCAAATAAAAAATACTTTATTAGCTTCTTACCAGACTCTAAATTTAAAAGCTCTCTTCCAATTATTATTCATCATGCAGATATGATGGCTGCTAGAATTGAATTTGAACAATTCTATTATAATAAAGAAGAGCAACCCAAACAAGAAAAAAAGCCTTTTAATTTAAATGTTAAAAAGCAATCAACACAAAATAAGGCTATTTCAGATACAGCCAAAAAATCAACCAATTCTAATCTTTTAAATATTTTAAACGATCTATAATGTTGTGGATAATAATTTCAATATTATCAGCTATAATACTAGTATGTGGTTATGTTATTTATAATTTACATAGAAAACTAGTAGTAGCTGAAACAGTAACATCTTCTTATTTTAGCTATCTTGATAGAGTTTCTAAAGTTTTAGAGTTTGTTAATAGTAAAGTGGAAGAATTAGATAGCACTGATTCTTTTAAGTCTGATGATGAAATAGGTTTCTTTTTTAATGAAATAAAAAAGCTAAATAGCTTATTATCGGACTTTACTATAACTAAATAATGGGAAGAAAAAAATCTAATAAAAATTATTTTACTCTAGAAACAGAAGCTAAAATAATTGAATATAATAATACTAAAGATGAAGAAGTAAGAAGTAAGATATATAAAGATCATATTCATTATCCTTTCTTTAAACTTACTCAAAATATTATACATAGATATAAGTTTTATAATACTGAGGTAGATAATATAGAGCATTTACAGCATGAAGTAATTACTTTTTTATTATCTAAGATACACTTATTTGATGAATCAAAAGGTACTAAAGCGTATTCTTATTTTGGTACTATCACTAAGAATTATTTAATTCAATATAATAGAAAAAATTATAATAAAAAGATATCTCACCTAGATACTTCAGCTATTGTAAGTAATATTAACCACTCATATAATATGGATGAAGAACAAATTGATCTTCACGATTATATTGATGCATTTACAAAATACAGTACCGATAATTTATATAAGCTTTTTTCCTCAGAAGAAGATATAAGAATAGCAGATGCAGTATTAGAGATATTTAGAAAAAGAGGTAATATTGAGAACTTCAATAAAAAAGCTTTGTATATTTTTGTTAAAGAAATTATTGATGTTCAAACAATACAAATAACTCCGGTTGTGAAAGTATTAAAATCGGTATTTTATTCAGGAATTAAAGATTATCTTGAAAACAAAATTATTCATTTTGAAATAGAAAAAAACTAATCTTTTGTATTTATTATAAAAGAATGAGTGATTTTGATAAAATAATCTTTAAGAATAAGAAATTTTCCGATCTTTTATCAGAAATATATGATAATCAGAAGAGAAAGCAAGATCAAATTTCTGTTTTAATTAGTGAATTAAAGCCCCTTATACAAGATATTGGTGATGCTACATTAATAGTACCTTTAATAAAGGAATATTTAGACCTTGGTATTAAAAATGATGAGCAACTTATAAAGATAGCTACTATTATTCAAAGAGTAGTGAAGTCAAACGAGACTAGTGGTGGTGGAGAGCTTATATCAGAAGAGGAAAAAGCTCAGCTAATGAAAGAAATAAACAAGTTGAAGGATAATGAATAATGGAGCTCATCAAAGATTTATAAATGTAACGCAAAATATACAAAAAACAGAGCGTCCGTTTAATGAACGGGAGATGTTTTATGGTGTAGTTAAAGATATCTGCTTAAACGAAAAATCCAATCTTTTTCCAAAAAATGGTGGATACAATAGTTTAGGATTAATTATTTTTGATTCTCTAACAAAAGATATAGGAGGAACCATACAAGAGTTAAGAGCAAGGCCACTTGATCCTAATATTATTAGCTATCCAGTGATAGGAGAAACTGTTATGATCCTCAAAGGACCAAGCGTTGATCCTACGCAAGTGGATAAACCAACCTTTTCATATTATTATATTTCTAAAGTAGGACTCTTCAACAACCCTACACACAACCCATTATCCACAACTTTTCTTAATTATAGAAAAAGTATAAAATTACAAACCCAAGAGAAAATTGCTCCTGGATTATCGACTCAAAATGAAAGTACAGGTGGGGGAGCAGAACTATCACCTTCACCTTTGAATAGTTCTGTATTTCTCGATAATGGTATAGTAAGACCTCCGAGAGTTTTTATAGGAGATATTATCTATCAAGGTAGATTTGGTAATAATATTAGGTTTTCATCAACCAAACCAAAAGAAGATAATTCTTGGTCAAAATCAACAAGACCAGCTAGCTCTGATCCGATAATGATTATAAATAATGGAGTTCATAGCGATAAAGTAGCACCTTTTGTTCCTTTTTCAGAACATCCAGATAAAGATGTAAGCAGTATCTACCTCACATCAACACAAGAACTACCAATAAACTTCCTTAAAACACCGTTCGAAGCTTCTTCGAATCCACCCATACTCCCAAGTAACTTTAATAAACCACAAATATTAATTAATTCTGATAGAATAGTACTTTCAGCTAAAAGAGATGCTGTAATGCTACAAGCAGCAGAAAGTATAAACCTATCTTCAAAAAGTATTGGTATTAATGGGACTAATGAATTTGTAGTTAGTAGTAATAATATTAGGTTAGGAAGTAATGCAGCAAGTGAGTCATTAATGTTAGGTAATAAGACCAATCGGTTACTTGTTAAAGCCTTAACATCATTAAATGATTTAGTAATAGCTTTACAAGATTTACAAAACTATCCTGGAGGACAACCAGTCCCTAACCAAGAAGTTATAATGCAAGCAGTTAATACTGAAAATCGTATTAACGAAGTTATTGATAGTTTAAAAGATAAAATGAATTTATCACAGACATCAAAAACATCATAAATGCAATCTCCTCCATTAACATATCAATATAAAATTCGATTACAAGAAATTCTTTATTTTGATCGAAATACAGGTAACTCTGGTACTAATGAGAGTGACTTCGACCCTGGAGCTGATGTAGTAATTACTGGTCTAGTAATACAGATAATACCAAATGATTCAAGACTTCCCGAATTAACTATAAGGCAAGGTGATTCCGCATTACAGGATCCTAATAATGATGGTAATTACGTTGATAACGATTTTATTAAAACCTATGGAAATTCTAAAAATATTGGTAAAAATCAAATATTGGCGGCAGCAGCTAAACCTATACAATTTGATTTAACAGATCCTAATGGATCAGGTATAATAAGTGGAGAATACCCTGTTGTTGGTCAATCAACAGAAAACGGATTTTTCTATCCACCAGTAAGCTTTCCTATATTAGATGAATTACACGATTTAGAGCTATATAGGGATTTAGATGAATTTATGGACGAAGGAGGTACTATCCAGGAATTTAATCCACGCGTATTTGATAAAGATAATATTATAGTTTCCACTCCAAATGCTGAAAGGTATAGGGAGATAATAAGAGATGGATTTGAAGGTGTTCCCTATCAAATTAATAACTCTACCGATCCACTTGCTCCATTTGATCCTGAAATTCATCTTGCAGATGGTAGATCTATAAACGAGTATGGAGCTGTTAATGCAGCACATTCAGCAGTTGAAAAATATTTTACTCAAACATATGATCATATAGAAACACGAATAGAACCTATTGAAGGTGGATTTCATGCTTTTAAATATCCCTCTGAGTATACTGTTCAAGCAAATGCATTTATAGATAACCTTTTAGGAATATCTCCAGAAAACGAAGAAGCTGAACCTGAAGAAGATGTTAGTCCTAACGTTCTTGATCCTGAATTATTAGGACCGTTTGTAGTGGATCAGGATTATTATACCGCTCTAGACAAAGCTGGAATAGAAGCAATTAAGGAGGGTAAATTTATATCAAGAACCACTAATATAAGAAATGCAGATGGAACAGTTACTACTATTGTAAATGAAGAACCATATCAGGTTCAATTTTTTGGATTTAGAAAAGATGGTGTAGTAAAATATGTAGCCGTTGCTGTTCCATATGATTATTTTTTTGATGAAGAAATAATGAAGCAAGTTCAAGCACTCGCTGGACAGCAGGTAGGTTTAACTAGGGAACAATCATTAACTGATGCTGATCAATTACAACAAGAAACAGAAAGATTAAGTCTAATTGATAGATTAAAAAGAAATAGACAAAAGAAAAAAGATCAAAAAGCACAGAGAAAGGCTGAAGAAGCAGCGTTAGAACAAGGAGCTGAAAATCTTAATAATGATTTACCATCTAACTTACAAGAAAATGTTAATACAAGAGTTGTAGATGGTAGGACAGTAGAAGGAGGAGGAAGAGGTATACTTAAACCAACTAAAGAACAAAAACAAGCTGCTAGAAAGAAAAGAATAGAAGAAAGAAAAAAACGTAAAGAAGCAGCTAAATTGCTAAAACAACAAAAGAAAAATTCAAATAATACAAGAGTTGTAAGTGGTAGAAATATAAGAAGAGAAAATCGTGCTGACTTCGTAGATAATGATCTCACTACAAGGACAGTAAGCGGTAGAGGAGGTGATGCAGATGGAAGAGGTATAGTAGATGTTAGGGATCAACAAAGAGCTGAACAAGAAGCAATAGATGCTAATACAAGGATTGCAGGCGGTAGAAGCAGAAGAAGAGACCGACGAGAAGACTTCCTTAATACTAATACAAGATATGTCTCAGGAAGAGGAGGTGATGCAGATGGAAGAGGTGTTATAAGAACGCAAGTAAATCAAAGAACTGTTAGCGGTAGAGGAGGCGATATAGACGGAAGAGGGGTTATAAGAACGCAAGTAAATCAAAGAACTGTTAGCGGTAGAGGAGGCGATATAGACGGAAGAGGGGTTATTGATACAAGAGAAAGAGATAGAACTATTGCAGAAATAAATGAATTTAATACAAGAACAGCAACAGGAAGGTCAACAAATGAAAGAAAAGAGAATAAGCGAAAATCAAGAAAACTATTCTTAAAAACTTTCGGACCATATACAAAAACCATTACAGGTAGAATTATAGATTCAGAAACAAATAAATCTATAGAAGGTGCTAATATAGAATTTGTAACTTATTTTGAAGGAGAATTATTACTAACTTATGAAGCATTTCAAAACGGAGAATTTGCTGGTGGTTCAATTAATAATGTAATAAGAAATCTATCAAGAGGTCAAAAT